AAGTCGCCGGACGTTTCGAGGTCGGCTCTGAGCCGTCGGACTTCTGGCGCAGACACGATAACTGCACTTGCCAAATCAGCTATGAAAACAACAAAGTCCGTCAACGACTTTCCGGACAGGGAAAGGGCTGGAAAGTGGACTCTCAGACACAGCGCAGACGGGCGCAGAGAATCCAGTACAAGCCGGCGACTGTGAATCCGGAACAGGCAAGAGAACTCGAAACACGGAAATTAAGCCAGTATAGGGGATTGACAAATTCCGGCGGAAATGATATAATAAAAGAACAAAATAAAAAAGCGATTACTCAAATAACTGATTCCGCAATTTTTAAAGTCCGAAAAGTCCAAATTTCAGGTTTTTCAGATGAACAATGTAAATTAATACAGCAGCTTCATCAGGAATTACTTGAAACATCACGTGATAAAAATGCTCATAAAGAAGTCGCTTTTGTTCTTGATGATACGCTTGGAAACAAAAAAGTTTTTATGGGGGAAGATGACAAACTCGATTTTGGTATGTTATATGGACACGATTTGTTTATTATGCATAATCATCCAAGAAATAGTAGTTATTCTGCTACAGATATTATTTTTGTATTGCAACATAGTGAAGTTTCTACTCTTACGATTGTAAAAAATAATGGAGCTGTAGAAATCTTAAAGAAAACATCTGATTTTAATACTGACGAACTGCAAAAAGATTTTCGTCGTATTTTGAAAAAAACAGTTAAGGCGGAATTAGACAGCGAATATGCTTCTGCTGTAAAAAAATTTCTTGAAAAGCATAGTAAAGAAGGAGGTGGGTTAGAATGGAAAAAATAAATTTTCTTGATGGTTCTACAGAAGAGCAAACTAAAGCATTAAAAGAATTTTGTGGTCTTTCTCCTGAACAATCTTTTCAAGAGATAGTGATTGACGATGAAGATACAGATGAAACCGCCTGACCGCAGGGCGGTTTCGTCATATTCGGAAGGAGCTAACCAGATGAAAAACTGTATTGTCTGTGACATTGTAAACCTGAAAAAATCATAAGAATCAGCACCAGAATGTGAGAAAATCACAGAAAGGTGCTTTTTGATACCCGAAAGGAGCTTGACGATGGCAAAACCTAACCTCCGTCCAGACCACAACGGCACGCAGAGGGCGCAGTTTGACAGCAATAAGAAAAAAATCTATGCTACTCAGAAAGTTTGCGGCATCTGTGGAAAGCCTGTTGACTTCCGGCTGAAATTTCCGCACCCGTTAAGCCCCTGCATTGACCACATTATCCCGGTATCTAAGGGCGGACACCCGTCCGAACTCCGGAACTTACAGCTTGCACACATGACTTGTAACAGACAGAAGTCTGATAAACTTGTCCAGAAACAGGATTTCAGCACCGGAACGGAGCTGATTTCAAACAGGGTTCTGCCCTTGACATTCGACTGGAAAAATCTATAATTCTCTGAAAGGAGCTGACTGCATGGCTGAAACACGGCTCGGCAGACAGACTCCTACCCTGTCGGTGGTTCTGCCGTACACACAAACCAAAGGCGCGGAAGCTATCGAAATCTATAACAAATCCGGAAGAACTGCCCAGCAGTGGCAGGAACTTATGATGTATGACATCATGGCTCTTGACAGCGACGGAAAATGGCTTCACATGAAATTCGGCTGGTCAGTCCCCCGACGAAACGGAAAATCTGAAATCTTAGGTGTTCGCGCGGAATATGGTGTCACGCACGGGGAACGAATCCTCTACACAGCACACAGGACAACCACTTCTCACAATGCCTGGGAGAAGGTTATCGAACGGCTCACAAAAGCCGGATATGTCGAGGGCGAGGACTTCAAGACAACAAAGCAGTTCGGCCTTGAACATATCGAATGGCTGGACGGTTCGGGCGGAGTCATCAACTTCCGGACACGCTCCAGCAAAGGCGGTCTCGGCGAAGGCTATGACCTGTTAATCATCGACGAAGCGCAGGAATACACGTCTGACCAGGAATCCGCCCTGAAATACGTTGTCACGGACTCGAAGAACCCTCAGACATTGATGTGCGGCACACCGCCGACGGCTGTTTCATCCGGCACGGTCTTTCTGACTTATCGCCGTGATACCCTCACAGGCAAGAACGAAAATGCGGGCTGGGCAGAATGGAGCGTTCCTGTCCTGTCTGATGCGCATGACCCGGAGCTCTGGTATCAGACAAACCCCTCTTTAGGGACGATTCTTTCAGAAAGAACCATCCGTTCTGAATTAGGTGACGACCAGATTGATGACAATATCCAGCGTTTAGGTCTCTGGCTCAAATATAACCTGAAATCCGCGATTTCAAAAGAAGAATGGCTGTCTTTCGCACTTGAAAGCAAGCCTGTTATTCCGGAGAAGCCGCGGTTTTTCTATGGTGTCAAATATGCGAAAACATCCGGAAATGTGTCATTGTCAGTCGCTGTCAAGACGGCTGACGGCAAAATCTTTGTCGAGTCCATTGACTGCCGCCCTGTCCGGGAGGGCAATGCCTGGATTATCGACTTTCTGAGGAACAAGCACGCCGAAAAAGTCGCCATTGATGGAGCTGGAAACCAGTCTATTTTAGTGGACAATATGAAAGATGCATCTGTCAAGTGTAAATCCCTTTTACCATCGGTCAAAGAAGTCATTGAAGCCAACGCTCTTTTTGAACAGAAACTCTTTGAAGGCCTGATTTGTCACATGAATCAGGCGGCCTTGACACAAGCTGTGTCCAACTGTGAACATCGTGCTATCGGCTCGGGCGGCGGATTCGGCTATACTGCTATCTTAGAGGGTGCGGACATGTCCCTGCTGGAATCCGTCACGCTGGCGCACTGGCTGGCCGCCAATGCCAAAGAAAAGAAAAAACAGGTCATTCAATATTAATTTTTTATTATGAGGTGATAACATGCCCGATTTTACGCCAATCGAAACACAAGAAGCATTTGATGCCGCCGTGCAGTCCAGAATTGATGATGCTGTCAGTCAGTACAAAGACTGGATTTCTCCGGAAAAGGCCACGGAACAGACTGCCGCTTTGCAGTCCGAAATCAATACACTGAAAACGGCCAATATGCGCCTGAAAATCGCTCAGGAAACAGGCCTGCCCTCTGAATTGGCTGACCGTCTGACGGGTGCAAACGAAAAGGAAATCCGCGCTGATGCTGAAAAACTCTCAAAGTTTACTGCACCGCGCTCCGTTCCGGCTTTCAACCCGGAGAAACCGCCGTCTGCTGACCCGAAAACAGCGGCTTTCCGCGAAATGCTCAAAGCTTTAAATAATCAATAATTTTGTTATGAGGTGATTTTTCTTATGCCTACCAACACCAAAGCCGGCACGCTCTTCAAGCCGGAACTCATCACGGACGTTTTCAACAAAGTCAAGGGACATTCCAGCCTTGCCAAACTCTGCGGCATGACCCCTATGCCGTTCGCTGGTACAGAAACATTTGTGTTCACCATGGATGGCGAGGCTTCCATCGTCGGCGAGGGCGCACCCAAACCGCCCGGCGAAGCTGAGTTTTCAACCGTCACCATCAAGCCGATTAAATTTCTTTATCAGCATCGTCTTACAGACGAATTTGTCTATATTTCAGAAGAAAAGCAGTTACCCTATCTGCGCCAGTTCTCTGACGGATTCGCAAAGAAAATCGCCCGTGCGCTGGACATTGCCGCCATTCACGGCCTGAATCCGGCGGATAAGACTGCTTCTTCCATTGTGGGAAACAATTGCTTTGATAAATCTGTCACGCAGACTGTCACTATCAGCGCAGCTTCTCCTATCAATCCCGATGATGCTGTTGACCAGGCCGCCAAACTGATTGTCACGTCCGATGGTGTTGTCAATGGAATCGCCATGAGTCCGGCCTTCGGTTCTGACATCGGCTCGATGAAAACGACAGATTCCAATCTTCCGATTTATCCGGAGTTCCGTTTCGGCGCAAATCCCGCGGCATTCTGCGGTATTCCGTCTGATGTCAACAATACAGTTTCTTTCAATAATAGTGATATTGGCGCGATTGTCGGCGATTTCTCCAACGCATTCCGCTGGGGCTATGCCGAAGACATCCCGATTGAGATTATCAGATACGGCAACCCGGACGGCCTGGGCGACCTGAAACAGACAAATGAAATCGTCCTCCGTGCAGAGGCCTTCATCGGCTGGGGGATTCTGGACGTAAAATCATTTGCGATTATCAAGGCCGGTGCATAATGAACGTCTATGCCGAAATTTCGGATATTACTGTACTCCGGTCTCTGACAGCACAGCAGCAGGAGGCCGCTGAAAAACTTCTCCCGGCGGCTTCCGCAAAGCTTAGGCTTATCGCGCGAAAGTACGGCAAAGACATTGATTCCATGATTGCCGACCCCGAAACCGGAGAAGATTACGCCTTAGCTGTCAAAGATGTGATAATTCAAGCCGTATGCCGTGCGCTGGACAGTCTGGCAAGCTCCGGAAATGTCGTACAGGGGACGGAAAGCATCGGCGCATACAGCCTGACAGCGACCTATCTCAATGCCGGACAATCCCTGTATTTTCTCAAAAACGAGCTGAAAGCCCTCGGCCTGAAACGGCAGACTTATGGAGCGATTGATTTATATAGCTTATCAGAGGAGTGATTTTCTGTTATGTTTACCAATCAAATCGGCTGTACTGTGTGGGAAAAGGCCGTCAAAGACCGCGCTCCGGCTTACGTCCGGCACGAAGAAGGGGCTTTGTACTGGGAAAATACCAGCGGTCAGGAAATCAGTACCAGAACAGGAACGGCCAGAACACCGGACAATAGTGCATTAGTCATCATTCCGGCGGCTTCTGTGACCTATGTTCCGAAAAAAGATGACAGAATCGTCTCCGGCATCTGTACAGACCAATCACCGCCAAAAACAGCAATGACGGTCATGCAGGTAAAGGATTTCCGCTACTCGTCCCCAAAAACCGCACATATCGAGGTGATGGCAGAATGATGAAATTCAACGGCATTTCGTTCTATCCGGCCGCATTGACCGAACGAAAACGGCAGTTTCAGGCCGCTCAGAAATATGTTGACAGCGAAGTTCTGCGCCGTGCAGAACCCTACGTTCCTATGCAGACAGGAAAACTCCGGCAGTCCGGCTATGCCGGAACCAGAATCGGCTCCGGTGTCGTGCAATATACGGCACCTTATGCCCGGCCGCGGTACTTCAAAGGCCGTGCCAAACGCGGTTTGCAGGGAAAATTCTGGTTTTCCCGCATGAAATCTGACCACAAAGAAAAAATTCTCAGTGGCGCAAAGGGGAAATTCAAATGAAACCCATTATTGAATGTATCCGGGATTATGTCATGACATTCCCGGAACTCAAAGACGGCTGTCTGATGGTTGATTATCTGAGTGATACGGCCATTGAGTACACTGTCGAGGCTGTCCCCTGTGACAGGATTTTCCGAAAATACACCGACGGAGGAGCTGTGAAACAGTTCCTTTTTATATTTGCATCGCGGGAATTTTATAACGCTGATGTCAATCAGTGTATCGAAAATCTCGCATTTTACGAACAGTTTGAAAACTGGATTGAAAGCCGGAATCTGGACGGCATCTATCCGGATCTGGACGGCAGAACCCCCGTCAGTTTGGATGTGCTGACAAGCGGCTATCCCTTTGATGCTGACCCGGATACTGCACGCTATCAGATTCAGTTGAGATTACTTTATGAAGATTAATTTGGAGGTTTTATTATGGCAGTTACTACCGATTTCTTAGTCCCCCGTCACGAAGTCCTGGGCTTCTACGGCGTTCCGAAAACCGGCTCCGGTGCTGGTGATGTCGATTTCCGGAGAATGCAGCGTTTTACAGAACTCAGCCTGTCCAAGAATCCGGAGGAATACACCCGGAAATATGTGGATGAGGCCTCTCAGCGTTCCGATGTTGTCGCCTATGCGCCGTCTATCAGCTACGCATTTGACCGCCACCGCGGAAATGACGTGCTGACGGACATCATCAAGATTACTGACCGCGAATATACCGCCGCCAATGCCGTCCGGACGCTCGTCTGGGTTGACACCAACAGCGGATTTGCCGCCAAGCGTGATTATTCCGTCATCCCCGACACCGAAGGCGATGACGGCAGCACATACACCTATTCCGGCAGTTTCAAGGCGACCGGAGACCCTGTTTTCGGTACGGCCACCAGTACAGACAACTGGATGACAATCACATTCACCGAGGAGGAATGAGCCATGAAATGGGAAATTAACGGCCTTTCGCTCGAATTCGATATAGAAGACCTCGAAACCGCTGAACGCTATGAGAATGCATTTGCAATCATGGGTGAGGAAGAAAAACAGATTGCTGAACTCGGCGGCAAAATATCCGACAGAATCCGCGCTTACTGCAATCTGTATCTGCATCTGTTCGAAAATCTGTTCGGCAAGGAAACTGCCGGGCAGATTTTCGCCAATCAGCGCATGAATGCACGCATCTATGAAGAAATTTATCTTTCTTTTCTGAGGTTTGTACAGGATTCTGCCCTGAATACCGCTGACCGCCGCAAAGAAAACCTTTCCACGCTCGGCACCAACCGCGCCCAGAAACGCGCCATGAAAAAGAAAGCAGCGAAAAAATGATTAATCTGTTGTATGATGGTTTTCCTGATACCATCCAGGCGGACGGCCTGACATATCCCGTCCGGACGGATTTCAGGGTTTGGCTGAGATTTGCCGACATCCTCACTGACAGGAAGCATCTGACAAAGCAGGATGCCGTCACTGCGCTGATGAGCGTTTTTGCAAGACCTGTCATGTATTTTTCAGAAAATCTCATTGACAGTATTTTTGATTTCTATCATGCGGATTTGCTTGACTATCATCCGGATGATGACGAAGACGACGAACCGCCGCCCCCGAAACAGGAACGCCCTCCGGTCTTTGACTGGAAAATTGATGCCCGGTATATCCTGGGCGATTTCCGCTATTTTTACCAACTCGATTTGATTTCTGTCGAATATTTGCACTGGTTCAAATTCAAAGCCTTGTTTGACTCACTTCCAGAAGAATCGCATTGCATGGAACGTATCGCTTACCGCAGTGCAGACCTGAATCAAATCAAGAACGATGCCGAAAAGAAGCGCATCCGGAAAATCAAACGCGCCATCGCACTGCCCTACGAAATGTCAGACGGGGCTATCGGCGCGGCACTCATGCTCTGAGGGGTGATAATTTTTGTATGACGGCACTCTAAAATTTGACACTTCTATTGACAAATCCGGGTTTCAGCTCGGAATTTCCAGTCTCGGAAACATCGCAAAGCAGGGAATGTCCGTCATCAGCGCGGCCACGGCCGCCGCCGTCGGTGCTGTCGGAATGCTCGGCAAACAGGCCGTCGAGACGGGCATCAGCTTTGACAAGGGTATGTCTCAGATTGGCGCGACTTTAGGCTATTCTGTCGACGAAATCAATACTTTCGGCACAGAAGCTTACGAAAACATGGAAGCCCTGACCGCAAAAGCCGAAGAAATGGGCGCGAAAACGGCCTTTTCAGCATCTCAGGCCGCCGACGGCCTGAATATCCTTGCCATGTCCGGCTACAGTGCAGAAGAGTCCATTCAAATGATTGATTCTGTGCTGGATATGGCCGCCGCCGGAAGTATCGGCCTTGCAGATGCGGCCGCCTACGTCTCCGGTGCCATGAAAGGCTTTACCAAAGAAGCCGAAAATTTCGCTGACAGTACCGAAGCCGCAACCTATTACGCCGATATGATTGCTAAGGGCGCAACCCTCGCTAATACCAACGTCCGGCAATTAGGCGAGGCCATGTCACAGTCCGCCGCTATTGCCGATTCTTATGGCCAAAGTGCCGCTGAAACCGAAGTTGCTTTGCTCCGCCTTGCTGAACAGAACGAAACAGGCGCGGCCGCGGCTACAATGCTCTCGGCAGTCATGAAAAATCTGTATACACCACTCGACCAGGCCGCCGCCATCTTTGACGAACTCGGCTTCAGTGCCTACGATGCCATGCATCAGGCCAAAGACTTTAACACAGTGGTCGACGAACTCAACGCTGCTATCAATCAGAAATTCGGCTCGGATGCACAGGGGAAAGCAGATTACATTGAACAGATTTTCGGCATTCAGGGCGCAGAGGGCTTTAAAAAGCTGATTACATCATCCGGCGAAACTGTCCAGAAATTCTATGACGGTGTTGCATCGTCTGCCGGTTCTGCCGCGCTCCAGGCCAAAACCGCACTTGACAATCTGGCCGGGGACATCACTATTTTTAATTCTGCCTTTGAGGGCTTTCAGATTGCTGTGTCAAAGAACTTTGATGCCCCCCTCCGCGAAGCTGTCCAACAGGCTACAGAATACATGTCCG